TGCCAGATTTAGAAAAGTGTTTGATATGGATGAAGTTCCATGCAGTCCTTGTCAAAGAAGGTCATTAGGTCCTTACGGTTTAGGTGAAGTTAGATCTTTACAGGATTATGAGAGGTATGCAGGCTTGAAGTTTAAGACAAGGCAGATCCATCAAGAGACAATTAATAATGCTCTACCACCTATTAGAGGGGATTATGAAAGCGGTTTAGCAACTAAGCATAAAGTTTGTATTGATGTATATAAAGGATCAATAGCAGAAACGGATTATGACCACTTTGCAGTAGCATTACTCGATGCACAAGGATTAGATTTATTTAGACAAGATGCAGATGAAAATGAAATAAGAGGATTGCTTAATGCAGATCCTAATGATAAATTCATACACATTTGGAGAGAGTTTGAAGGAGTACATAGACCCTTTGCGTGGAGAGTATGGCCACATAGCAAGTCGAAAGGATGGTGTGATAAAATAGAAAACCCTATAGGTTATGAATAAAAAACCAACAATATTTGTACATTTACCAGCTTATAGAGATCCTGAATTAGTACCTACTATTAAGGATGCTTTAGCTATGGCAAAATATCCAAAGAGAATACATTTTGGTATTTGTAGACAGTTTAAAGAGGAGGATGGATTCGATAATTTAGATGAGTTTCGAAGTGACAAACGCTTTCATATCATGGATATTCCTTACTTGGAAGCACAAGGCTTACCTTGGGCAAGAGCTCAGATTAATGATGTGTTATTAACTAATCAAGATTATGTTTTGCAACTTGATTCACATCACAGATTTGCTCAAGATTGGGATGAAACTCTTTTAGAAATGCATGGTGGATTAGAAGCGAAAGGATATAAACCTATCCTAGCTGCTTATTTACCTCTATATGATCCATTTAAAGAGCCTGAAGGAAGAACTCCTGAGCCTTGGCAACAGCAATTTGCTTCGTTCTATCCTCATGGAACTATCTTCATACGTCCAGGTTTACTACATGGATGGCAAGATATGACTGAACCTCCTATGAGTAGATTTTTATCAGGTCATTTCTGCTTTGCTAGAAGTGAGTGGGCTAAGGAAATCAAACACGATCCAGACATTTACTTTAGTGGTGAAGAGTTAAACCTAACTGTCAGATCTTATACTCACGGATATGACATCTTTCATCCACATAAATTAGTTATCTGGCATTCAACAATGAGAGAAGAAAGATCAGGAATGTTGAAATGGGATGATGATTCTAGGAATGGTGTAGACTTTAACAGAAAGCAAGACTATGCTAGAAAGAAGATTAGAGTGCTTTTACGAACTGAGGAAGATCCAACTATTGATTTAACCGGATATGATTTAGGTACAGTACGTACTTTAAGAGATTATGAGAAGTATGCAGGCTTTAACTTCAAGAAAAGAGCAGTGCAAAAGTATACCTTGGACAATCAGTATCCACCAAACCCATATATTACAGACGATGAGTTATGGGAGCAGTCATTTATGAGATCTTTCTACCACTTAGTAACCGTTAGAAAACAAGATTTCCCATATAATGATTACAAACATATATTAGTTGCCTTTGATGATGAAAACGGAATTGGATTACATCAGAATTTCATAAGTGATTGGCGACTAACAAATCTGATAGAGAATGGAGTTGACATACATTATGAAGAAATGTTTTTAGTTGATAAAGAACCTTCTCGTGTAGTATTTTGGGGTTTTAGTGAAACAAGAGGTTGGTGTGAAAGAATAGAGTATAATTTATAGAATGAGATTAAGATTTTATTTTGAGTTTCCTTGTGGTGATCCAAACGATGAAAGTTCGTTTGTGTATTCTAATGTAACTCATTTAATATCTTCATTAAAGCTGTATAGACTTTGTAAGAAGGAACATCCAGAGATAGAATTTGAAGCTGTTAATGCTCATGAGCTTGATGAAGAAGGAAGACCTGCACCTAAAAGAGATTTTGGTCCTGCCTGCAAGTATTCACACTTCTATTGCATAATAGAGAATCCAGATAATAAGAAGTATTTCCTTATTTCTTACTGGGATAAACTGAGAGGAATGTCTCATGGCACTTTTTGGGATATGGAAAATTGTGTTGAAATATTTGCTGCATTAGGCATTCAAGCCAATGAAGTAGATTATGTAGATGCAGGTATAGAGTATACTCCAATTTCTCATATGTCGTTACATAAAGATGTTGAAGATAGAATTAAAGACTTGTATCAAAGAGCAAAGACTACTCCTGATAAATTATTTTTTATTGGAGGAAAGTATGGAATTAGAGAATATCTAGCACAAGATCCTAGATTTGACATTGATGATACTAGAATTGCTCCTTTAACTTTTATAGAAAAGATAGCTCCTTACTCAATCAATATCGATATTAATGGAGCTGCAGAAGTGTCTTGTAGAACTTTTGATATTCTAGGACTTCAAAGTTGCTTATTAAGACCTAAACTAACTGTTAAGTACCACAATGAGTTAATTCCTGATTATCATTACGCTTCTTTGAAGTGTGATTATTTAGGTAATTGGAAAGAAGTAGCTGATGCATATGTAGAAAGGTTTAAAGAGCTTAAGAACAATCCCGAAGAAGTTCAGTTTATTGCTGCTAATGGAAGGAGGTGGTATGAAGAAAATGCTACTACAGATGCACACGTAAAAATTATTAAACAAGTAATGAATTTTGATAAATTAAAGTAATGGAAGAGGAGCCAATAGAATATTTTAGACAGTTGCTAGACTTTCCTGTCCTACATGGTAGATACGTGTGTGATAAAGTATTGTCTAATTTTGACATTAAGAAAGTTTCAATTTCTGAAGATCTACATGTTGTTACTGTTATAGATAAACCACACTTATATCAACGAACAGTCGAAGCAATTAAACAAGCGGGTGTAGATATTAATATAATCGAATTAGAAAACTATGTCAAATGGATATCTAAAATAGAAGGATTAAGAGATTATATTGAACAAAATTACGATAGTTTACCTAACTATATTTTATATGTTGATGGGTTTGATGTTGTTATTCAACAAGATATTTTAAATCCTAAAGGGTATTTGGACTATTACGGATGTAAAGTTTTGTTTAATGCTGAACCTCAGTTTCATCATACAGGAGTTCCTGACCCAATTCCTAACTATTTTGATCCGCTATACTACGAACATAAAGACAAGTACATCGAATTAAATAAAGAAAGGTATGGTTCTGCTTTTCAGATATGTTTAAATGCAGGTGTCTTTTTAGGAGAGAAAGAGTATTTGCTTTCTTTGCTTAAAGAAGCATACGACTTAATGGCAGATGATGTCAACAAAGGATTTCCTTATGGCTGTCCTGACGATCAATGCTTACTTAGATACTTGAATAACAAATATTATGGAGATATTGCTGTAGATGTATTCAATAAGTTTGCTTTCTGGGGTTGCTCACAACTATTAAATTATCCAGGAGATGTGTATAGTATTGAGTATGCTGATCAATTTTTAGAAACGTATTTAAATAAGCAAAATGGACAGTAATTTAACCGTTGTAACAGGTCTATGGAATATTGGTAGAAGTGGTCGTCCATTTGAACATTACATAGAACACTTTAAGAACTTCTTAGATATTCCTCAAAACCTATTCATCTTTATTGAAGCTAAGTATGAGTACTTGGTTTGGGAAAAAAGAGATCGTAGTAATACCTATGTTAAAGTATTTGAGTTAGAAGATGTGAAAAGATTTTATGATCCACACTGGGATAAGACTCAAGAGATAAGAAATAATCCAGAGTGGTATAACATGACAGGTGAAGGTGGTTGGTTAAAAGGTAGTCCTCAAGCATCTTTAGAGTGGTATAATCCTATTGTAATGTCAAAGCTTCCAATGCTACACGATGTTACAATTTGGAATCCTTTCAATACAGATAAGTTTATTTGGTTAGATGCTGGTATTACAAATACAGTATACGAAAAATACTTTACAGAGAATGATTGCTTAGATAAGATAAGCCAATTCATAGATCCTTTCTTATTCTTATCATATCCGTACGATACTAACGACGAAGTACATGGTTTTAAGCATAGTGCTTTAAAAGAGATTTGTGGTGAACCTATCAAGTATGTTTGTAGAGGTGGTTTGTTTGGAGGTACAAAAGCAGCAATTAAAGAAGCTAATGGTGAATACTATGCTCTACTTCAATCAACTTTAGGCAGAGGATTAATGGGAACTGAAGAAAGTATCTTTACTATAATGGCTTACCTGTTTCCTAATGTGTATAGAAGATATTCCTTAGACTATAATGGACTTGTAGTTAAGTTTGTGCAAGCTCTGTTAGATGGTAAAGTTGAATTAGAAGCAATACCTGAATCCAAAAGTAAAGTAATTAACAAACATGTTGATCCAACAAAGCTTAAAGTATCTGTCTACATGCTTACTTTTAATTTTCCAGAACAAGTTAGACATACAATACAAACTTGGTTGAAGCATGATAAGTGGTTACAAAATACTAGAAATATCTTAATTGATAATTCAACTAACGATGAAGCTCGAGAAGAGAATAAAAAGATTTGTGAGATGTATAATTTTGAGCATATAATCACAAATGAGAATACAGGAATTAACGGAGGAAGGTTTAGAGCAGCTCAACACTTTCAAGAATCCGATAGCGATTATTATCTCTTCTTAGAAGACGATATGGGAATACATCCTCCAGATGAAAAAGGCTTTTGTAGAAATGGTTTTAGATTATTTGTACCGAACCTATACAATAAAGCACTTAAGATTATAGAAGGTTCAGATATAGATTTTTTAAAATTATCTTATACAGAAGTATACATGGATAATAATATACAAGTTTCTTGGTATAATGTTCCACAAGAAATTCGATCAAGAGATTGGCCTAATTATGATAAGCTTCCTGAAACTGGATTAGATACTAACGCTCCAAGAACAGAGTTAAAACATATTGAAGTTGTAGATGAACTAAGCTATTTAACTGGAGATATTTACTATTGTAATTGGCCTATGCTAGTAGGTAAGGAAGGTAATCAGAAGATGTTTTTGGATACGACTTGGGCACGTCCATACGAACAAACTTGGATGAGTTATATGTATCAAGAGACTAAAAAAGGTAATTTAAAGCCTGCTGTTTTGTTAGCTTCTCCTATCAACCACAATAGAATTGCTCACTACAAGCCCGAAGAAAGACGTGAGAACTAATATTTATTAGCATGGCATTACCAACATCAACAACTATAAATTACGATCTAGGATTAACAGCTGAGACTACAATCTATGTGAACGAAGTTAAGTGTAGAGTATCTGAAAATGACTTCAACTACTCTCAAAATCCAACAGTCTTTAAATACATTTCACCAATAACTGGTTCAGGTTCAATACCTTTCTACCAGCCTAAAAACGGTGTATCGACTTGGGGTGAAATTACAGATGGTACTTTAGCTGATAATGTAACAGGATCATCTTTTCATCCTTATACAACTACTATTGGACTTTACAACGACGCAGGTCAATTGCTTGTAGTAGGAAAGTTCGGTACTCCAATTCCAATACCTTCAAACACAGATCTTACTTTTATAGTACGATGGGATAGTTAATATGACACAAAATTGGTTTATATATGAAAATGGTGTTATGTGGGATTATGGTTCTATTGATCGTTTTCCTGCCAATTGTATAGGTTTTATATACAAGATCACCAATATTAAGACTGGTAAATTCTACATTGGTAGAAAGAGTTTATACAAGAATACTACAAAGAAAATCACCAAAGCTGAGTTAGCAGAGATGATGAGACCTGGTAGAAAACCTACTAAGAAAGTAGTTACTACTGAATCAGATTGGTTAAACTATTGGGGATCAAACAAGACTCTTTTGGCAGAGATTAAACAGGATGGAACAGAGCATTTTCGTAGAGAGATTCTTAAATTTTGCTTTAATAAAAAGCAATTGACTTATTGGGAACTTCATTTCCAATGCATCAACGAGGTACTGTTGACAGATAAGTCTTATAACGATAACATATCAGCTAAGTTTTTCAGAAGAGATTTAGAATAATTTCGTACCTTACTTAAATGACTACACAGGATAATTCACGACTCGTATTGGGTTTATTGCATGTGGCTATTGGTAGATCTAAGCCATCCACTAAAGGCAATCATGCTTTTCATTGTCCATTCTGTAAACACCACAAACCGAAGCTTGAAATAGATCCTAAATCAGGAGTTTGGCATTGTTGGGTTTGCAATGAGAAAGGAAGAACGCCTACGTCTTTGTTAAGAAAGATGCATGCTAGTAGAGAAGCTATTGCTGAAATGAAAAGCTATTTTCCTGATGGAAAAGGTGTTATTGGCGATAAAACGTACGATAAGGTAGAACTTCCTAAAGAGTATAAGCCGCTTATTGGAGTTTCTCAGAACTTAACTTTTAGACAAGCAAAAGCTTACATTTCTAAAAGAGGTCTTACTGAAGAAGATATTATAAAATACAACATCGGATACTGTGAATCTGGAAAGTATGCCAACTCAGTTGTAATACCTTCTTACGATAAAAACGGTCAGGTTAATTACTTTATTTCAAGATCCTTTGAAAAGGACCCAGGACGTAAATACAATGCTCCTAGTTGCAATAAGAACGCTTTAATTGGACTCGAATATTACATTAACTGGAAGGTACCAGTCATCCTATGTGAGGGGATTTTTGACGCAATTGCGCTTAAAAGAAACGCTATTCCTCTCTTTGGCAAGACTATTCCAAAAGCTTTGATGTTGAAGTTGGTTGAGAGTGAAATTAAAACGGTTTATTTAGCGTTGGATAAGGATGCTTTGAAGGAGGCTATTAACTATGCTCAACAGCTTTTGAATCTTGGAAAAGATGTTTATTTGATTGATTTACAAGGCAAAGATCCATCTGAAATAGGTTTTGAAAATATGACAAAACAATTACACACAGCTAAACAGCTGACATTTACCGATTTACTATGGCAGAAGATGCAACTTTGTTAGTAGAACAGCGTAGCCAAGAATGGTTTAACATTCGAAAAGGCAAGATTACAGGTTCAGAAGTACATAAAATTATGGGTGGAAAGGATGGACAACTTACCCAAACTGCTAAAACCTATCTACTTGAGAAAGTAGCTGAGTTATATGGAGGCCATGGTGCATTAGCATCTGGTGCAGCTATTGAATGGGGTGTTGAATTGGAAGATACAGCTATTGCAGCTTATCAAGATCGTACTGGAAATATAGTCGAAAAATGTTCTTTTATACCAGTGGATGAGCATTATGGAGGTTCTCCAGACGGAAAAGTTAGGACTGAAGGAGCAATAGAAGTCAAGTGTCCTTTTAACTCAGTTAATCACTTTAAACACGGCTTAATTACAACAGATGAGGCTTTTAAAGAAGTGGCTGCAAACTACTATTACCAGTGTATTTCTCACATGATTTGCTTAAATGCAGAATGGTGTGACTTTATTAGCTATGATCCCCGTGTAAGCGAGGATTGTCAAATGTTCGTTTATAGGCTAAAACGCAACGAAGAGGAGATTGAAGCTATCAAAGCTAAGGTTAAAGCTGCTGTTGAGTATATGAAAAGCTTAAAATCGCAAATTGAAGAGAAGATAGCTAAGACTGTCTAATTCACTATTTATTAGCAATATGATTGACGCTAAGCAAATAGGTAGATTAATTGCTGAAGAGATCGCTAATGATGCTGGTCCATGCTTTTATCCTGGTAAATTCAAGCCACCCCACAAAGGTCACTTTGAAGCTGCTATGGATTTAGCTGGCAGAGATTACATCACTTCAGTTGAAATTATTATCAGCAATAAGACAGTAGATGGAATTACACCAGAAGATTCTTTAGCAATTTGGAATGTTTATTTATCTGCTGAACCAAATCCAAAAGTCAAAGTTAAAATTTCAACAGAGGAATCTCCAATAGTTGATATTATTCACTATTTGCAGGCTAATCCTACAGTTAATCCTGTTTATGTAGCAGGAGGTGACGATGAGAAGGATGATGCTGAGTATGAGTTATCTCTCCGAAAACAGTTTGGTGATCGAGTAAAGCCAGTTAAGGTACGTGAAAAGTATGGAGTAGTGTCGTCACCTTATGTAAGAGAGTTGTTGAGAACAGGAAACTATGAAGAATTTAAGCAAACAGTACCTGAAGCAGCCTTTAATAGAGGAGCTGCTCAAAAAGTATTTAAAATGCTTGCAACCCAAATAACCAATGAACCCGAATCTTAAAAGCATAGTAGGCCATTTTGTAAAGTTCTGCAAAGAAGAACTTAACATTCAAGAACTGCCAAGTATCAAATTGACAGCAGACAAAGAGTTTGTATCAAAATACAGATCGTTTGGAGAATATAATCCAGCTAATAGGTCTATTAAAGTCTATTATCTAGGTCGTAATACAGCTGATGTACTGCGTAGCTTAGCTCATGAACTTACTCACCACAGACAAGAGGAGCTTGATATGATCGGTCCTGGATCAGGCAATACTGGTACAGATATTGAAAATGAAGCAAATGCTATGGCTGGCATACTATTGAGAGATTATGGTAAAATTAACCTTAAAATTTACGATTTAGAACGTGTATAAGTTAACTAACATATTAAAAGAGATTGGTGAAGATTTAAGTTCAGCGTATGATTTTAAATACGTAGGTGGCACTAATCCAACTTATACATTTAACACTGGAGAAACTGAATACAAAGTAGTTTTCAGAGATGAGGAAGGAGGTACTTACGAAAGAATGTACATGCCTATTCAAAAGAAACCTTTAGGGAAAGGTGAAACAACTGGTGAAGGTAAAGCGATTCCTGTAAATGCTACAGTAATGGCTATCACATTAGATTTTTTAGAGAAAAATAAAGACTGGCATACAGTTACTATTCACCCAATTGATCCACGTAGACACAGACTAGTGACTAGTTTTATAGATAAGAATTTACCAAAAGACAAATACAACGTAGAAGATATTGGTGGTATTTTAAATATCACAAGAAAGATTAAATAAATTGTTATGAGCGAATCAAATTTGAAAAAAGAGTTCTCTAAGCGTGATGTGCAGAGAATGAGAAACCTAATCACTGGTAAAACTGGTGATAGAACGCAACTACAAGCAGGTTGGGAAAAGTATTCTAGTAAACACAAAGAGGGAGATATTTGGGAAGAAAACGGTAAGAAGTGGACTATTAAAAGAGGTATCAAGCAAACCATCACTAAGCTAGATGAAGTGAAAAAGCTTGCTGTGCTGCCACTAACTTGTCCAAGCTGTGGTGGCATAATGAAAGTTAACGAGTATAACAAGAAGATGTGGCCTATACATCAAAAATGTTTTGAATGTGTTGTTAAGATGGAAAGCGAGTTAAAACGCACAGGTAAGTACGAGGAGTATGTATCTAACATTGGTAACAGCAATAAAAATGCTATATTAGATGATTTAGAATTAGCTTTGGAGAACTGGTTAGAAGAAAAGGACACATTTGTGTCTGAATCTGGAGAGGTTGAAAAGTGGGGTGGAGGTGATAAATCGGCTGTGTATAAAGAAGTTAAGGAGCAAATTGCTAAACTAAAGCAACGCGATATTTATAAAGGAGAAAATACATAAAACAATGCCGTTTAAATCACAAGCACAACAGAGAGCAGCTTTTGGAGGTCATTTAGGCCCTGAAATGCAGAAAAAAGCTCCAGAATGGGCTCACGAAACCCCTAATATTAAAAAATTACCAACCCACGTTAAAGAAGATTTTCCTATTGAAGAAACTCCAGTGATGGAGCATCAGTGGGCACATCCAGGATGTGAGGATACTATTGGTGATATGTACGTGGTATTAAAGCCTAATAACGACTCATCTGCACAAGATTTAGTACATAAAACACATGCTTTTGGTATGGGTCAGTTTGATCCACATAGTGTTCATGGTGTTTATGGTGACGAAGGCGAAGCTCAGTTAGTAGCTGAAGGAGCTGTAAAGGATTTACACAAGCATCTTGCTACAGTTGAAAAGAAAAAAGACATGGCTTTGAGTAAGATTGCTAAGCATGTGAAGAAATTACAAAACGAGATTAATGGTCATATGAAAGAAGCTAATGCTAAACCTGAAGAAGCAGATATGCATCATCAATTAGCAGAAAAGAAGATGGCTACTATTAAAGACTTGCGTGACAAGCATAAGGTTATTTCAGCATCTAAGAAAGAACTACCTAAAAAAGATAAAAAAGAA